TATCGTAGATGGAAATCCTACGAAACCCAATGATTGCAGCAGCTCTCGCAGCACTAATAACCTATGCATACTTGACAGTTAAGAATAAAGTGAATAATGATCACATGACAAACTCTGACTATATCAAACCAGCTATACTAAATGCTATAATGGTATACCTAATCACATATTATGGTGCAGCGCGACCAGTCGTTCCGGTCACACCATATTAAAGATATATGTGTCTAAAATGGTATAATGTCTACCATTACTGGATTTAATGATATGATGGAGCAATTTCTAGAGGAGCTTGTGCAAACCTTTCCAGAGGAGCCAGCGATGAAGAAGTATCGTAATGCATTTGAGATGCTTCGTGGTGCCAACTCTCGCACGTGCATGGAGAATTTCATGCAAAATGTCAGCCCCTATTCCAAGCAGATTATGGCGAAGGATGCCTCCTTCTTTCTGAATAATCCGGATGTATTCAAGGATTTCAATCTAGCAAGTATCTGGACCGATGATCTCTCTGAGAATACAAAGAATGCAATTTGGCAATATCTTCAGACGTTGTATATTCTAGGAAATACCATCTCGGCTCTTCCAGAGAATACCCTCAATATGATTGAGATTCTCGCCAAACAGTGTGCAAACGAGATGAATGCTGGAGCTATTGATACATCAGCCCTGATGACTGGTATGTCGAATATGTTCGCGGGTCAGCTCGAAAAGAAATCCTAGGTATAAGTAATAATGAATACCATTGAAGAAATATTTGCACGAGATAAGATTACGAAATTCTGGCCAACGTCAACCCAGACGCGTCAGGAAAATATATTCTCCACCATACGATTCATTCTCTATGCATCAGTGCTTATTTACATCATCACAAAAGACTATAGATCCGTGTATCTAGGCCTGGCTGTAATTACATATATAACCGTTGTTGGTGTGGAAGTCAAAGAAAGATACGTATCAGCACCTCCGCCACCAGTAGTTACTGACTTCATCGCCCCAGGTGTACCACAGACAACCCCGGATGTACCAGATTTTGCGGAAGTACACCCGAATATAGATACTACAAGTCTACAACAGAGATTCTATAAGGTTCCAGTAAATGAGATTGAATCCCTTAAAAAACTCCAAGGGCGACTAGGTCGCAGTGATACCAGACCATTCTTTAATAGTGGTAGAAATGGACGTTAAAATATTTTAGTTGTATATAGAAATGTCGAATGTGCAAAAGTTGATATCTGACCAAGCAAAAGATTATTCCAGAATTGTAGTTCCAGCAATGACTCGGGGAGTACCACTCAAGGGATATACCGATCTCGCGTATGACTTTCCAAGTAATCACGCCACACTCAAGCCGAGATCTATGATTGGTCCAATTCCCACTTCAACACGGGTTGAACAGAAAAATAATAATATAGTATATAATTAGAATGGATCCTGTAGCTATCGTAGCAGTTTTGGGTCTTGCATTTGTTGGTAAAAGTTTGAACAGTAAAAGTAATTATGTTTCAGACAACCAGGCAGCCTTACCTCCAACCGTAGTCACAATCAGAAAACCAAGAGAAGATCTCTTTGAGAATCCGGTGTACAGTATCGCAGGCGGTCTGAATGTGAATGAGCACGTCAGTCCTCCATCAACCAAAAAAAACTCTAGTCTTCCATCATTTCAAGTACCAAATTTCAAGCCAGTATTCAAAACACCAGTAAACTATAATGCTGACCGAGTATTTGACTCGCTTACGAGCATTAGCAGAAATGTAAATCCTGAAAATAAGGATGGTAAAACACTCCTTACGACTGCACCTGGTCTAGGTCTTGGATCTAATGTGAGTGGTTATAGTTCAAAATCAGGTGTCCGAACTGCCTATGGTGGTGGTGGTCAGGGATTTCACTATGGTGCGGTTCAGCCACTGCCTATTCTCACAAATGCCGATGTACTAGTCAATGGAACCATGGAGACTGGAACTCTGGCCGGTAACCGAGGTGCTGCTATTGTAAAACATACACCTCTTGCACCAGCCATCTCTGGATATTCAGGGGTCGATGGCATCACTGAGCCACCTTCAGTTGTCTTGGCTTCAAGAGATCTAGAGATGCCACCCATGATTCCTAATAATCCTGGTGGTCCAAAATCTTACTCTGCACCACCTGATTCATTGTACAATGTATTTCCCACAAATAGAGATCAAATTCTTGCACCCAATACTGGTGGTCTCACTATGAATGCACAGCAGTATCGTCCAGGTCCAAACACATATCAACCAATGTCTGATATTCGATCAACCCCAAATGACATATTCTTTAGAGGTTCAAAGCCCATTGGTCCTACTACCGAGGGTAAAGTAACTACGATGCGAACCGACTCTCAATATCTCAATTATGTCATTCCAAATATGACATCTGCACAATCTACGGCATCTATAGGTACTGTAACTCTTAATTCCGTGAAGGGTCAGGTAAATACACGGAATACGTTTGAAGCACTAGGATCTTATTCATCACCACTGAAAACAAATCAATTTGCAATTCCCTCGTTCACCACCTAAAAATAAAACCTTTGTGTAAAGTAAATGTCCGGTGGTGTTGCTCAACTCATTTCGGTCGGTCTTCAGGATGCGGTACTTACGGGTACTCCCCAGGTTTCCTTCTTTAGATCAAGCTATAAGCAGTATACTCACTTTGCCTCATCAGTCGAGAGACAGATACTGATGACTCAGCCTACACCAGGTGCCATGACTTCTATTCAGATTCAGAATAAGGGTGATCTTCTGAGTTATGGATATCTAACAGCTACTACTGCCTCCAACGGTCTCGTACAGAATATCAACTGGAGCACAGCCATTGACAAGGTTGAGCTGTGGATTGGAGGCGTTATGATTGATACTCAGGACTCTGTATTCAACTATCTCATCGAGCCCAACGTCATGTGCGACTCCTACTCCAAGAGATACGGTGGTGTCACTAACAATGTAAATAGCGTCAATAACACATTCTATCCATTCAAGTTTTTCTTCTGTAAAGACTACCAGAATAGCCTTCCACTCTGTGGTATGGTTGGCAGTTCAATTGAGCTCCGAATTTACTGGCTTTCTACGATGCCAGCAGCCGGTACTTACCAGTTTGAGTCATGGTTCAACTACCTGTACCTAGATACCAATGAGAGATCCTACTTTACCAACTCTGGTATGGATTCTAGCGGCCACCCCAATTCCATCAAGATGCTCATCTGGCAGGTGCAGAGACAGCTCATTCCCCAGGATTACACAATGAATCTGACATTCAACAACAACGTCAAGTTTCTGGCGGCCAATGTTCTCCCATACACATCTGGTAATATGAAGCTCAATCTGACTATCGATGGCCAGGATATCGGACTGAACCGCAGTCTCATTCACTATCAGGAGGTTCCTCAGTACTTCAACATGAGCTACGGTCTTAACAACCCAGGTTCTATCAACGGAACCCTCGCACCAGCACCAGTCTTTTGTTATCCATTCTGTCTAGAGACGAACAAACTCCAGCCCACGGGAACAGTCAACTTTTCACGGGTTGACACATTCCAGCTCAAGGCTGCAAACGGCACTGGTATGACTCTCACCGCGGTCGGGAATACCAACGGCATCTTCCCAATGGGTTCATACCTGTATGCAGTCAGCTACAACATCCTCACTGTGCAGAGCGGTATAGCAAGTCTTTTGTATTCTAATTAGTAGATGAGTCCAATGATATTACTGTTTCTTTTGATGATTATTGGTGTGCTGACTTATGAGCCTAATAAATATATGAGGAAGAAGTAGGGATGGAGAAGCATAAAGCAATAGCTATTCCCGTCAGCTTTATAAATGATAAACCGTATTTTTTACTTGTGCATGATCGACGTTATTCAGAATGGACATTTGTCACTGGAGGTTGTAGAAAGAGAGAAATTATAAATCCACTTCGTTGTGCTCTCCGTGAGCTCGAAGAGGAGACAAGAGGACTCTTAAACTTGAAAAACGGCACATGTTCATATTTCAAGTTTCAGACCATTCAGAAGGACTTTGATGGTGATTTTCCAGCTATTTATCACGTATATATAATAGACTATCAAACGACCCGAGATCAACAGAATTACATTGTTCAAAGATTTAACGAAGAGAAACAGAAAATGGATCTCCGACAGATGTGTTTCAAAAAGCAGTATGATGAGAATGACTTTCTAGACTTTGATACCCTAGATGGTCTCAAGAAGAGACACGTATGGCCGATGATTACGACTCACGTACTCGAAAACCCCGACTTTTATACAAAGCTCAAGGATGAGCGAAGGGAGTTTTCTTTGAAGTATTAAGTCAAAAGCGAAGTGTGACACTCTGTCACAAGTTAGAAAAAAAAAGCACTATATAAATATGATTGAAAAATGGAAAAAGGGTGAAGGACCCGTGACTCATTTTTTAATGGATGGTGGCATCCTAAACGTAGATAATCAGAATGAATTCGATCGTGATTATCTACAAGACTTGCTCGAGCGAAAGGTTATTTGTGTCGTTGAAAAGAGGACTGAACGATTCAAGTTTTTTGTAGATCTCGACTACAAGGCTGACCATGAATTAAATAGTCTCAAGGTGATTGATCTTGCAATCGGTATGAGTAAGATACTCGGTGAAAAGTGTTATATATCACGCACAGCAATTCGCAAGGTGAAAGATCAGATCAAGACTGGAGTTCACTATCATTGGCCGGATAAGATTGTGACGAAACAAGATGCCATCAAACTCAGAAACCAAATCATCATGAAGTACCCAGAGTATCATCTCTATATAGATGAGTCTGTATATTTAGGGTCTGGTCTAAGACTTGTCTGGTCGCACAAGTATCATGAAGGTGAGTATATAGCACCATATACTCCATGGAAATCTGTAACTCAGTCTGGTCGTATAGAACATCTCAGTTCAGAACCACACCTTGAAACTATTAAGCTATTCAGCATCAGAGTTCCAGGAAGTGAGACATCTTCAAAGGCTGAAACTAGAAACACAAGCAAGTTGGAGGAGTACATCAACAAATATATGCCAGGTCAAAAGACGGCAAAGATTCAAAAGATACAAGAGAGCTCTACGGGCGAGAGCCTTTGTGCGCAAACTGATTCCAGGTTTTGTACTCGAATCAATAAGGAGCATCAGAGAAACCACGTATGGTTTTGGATTAAAAATGGTACTATTCGTCAGATGTGCTTTGACCCAGATTGCAAGGAATACAAGGGGAAGGAGTATGCGTTACCCCCATCCATATTAAAAGACTGTCAATAGTAGAATATAGAATGATTACTCGTTCCGGAAGAGTATCAAAGCCACCAGTTAGATATGAGCCTATTGAGAAGGTTGAGGATGATTTTGCAG